TACAGGTCCTCCTGCCTTGTCAGTTTGACCGACCATGACCGCGAATGGAAAATCTGGGTTAAACGACCATTCAGGATGTACGGGTGGCAGGAGCCGGCTTCGTCGATCGATACAGCCTGCTGTGGCTGGTCGAACAGACCCCTTCCAGAAGCCCACGGCACCCCTTCGAGGAGTATCACCCCACGAAGACGGTGTGAGTCTTGACTTGTCTCCAGAGTACCGGAGGGGGTACAGTCCCTACCAAAAAACATGTGAACGATTTCCTCGACTGGCTGTTCACAAAAATCCCGGCGAAGGAAGACCGACGAAACGTGAGATTCCTCACCAAATGTTTGTTGATCGATCTGGAAACCTCCATTGACCATAAAATCCACCATATCGGTGCCCTGTTCGGCGGGGAGAAATTCGAGCGAAGCGGCCGATTCGATCAAAAGAAGGCCCTGGAGGATCTCGATGTTTTTGCTGCCGGGGCTGACTACGTTCTCGGCCACAATCTCCTCGGCCACGATCTCCCCATTCTCGAGTCCCTGGCCCCCAACCTCCGGCTCCTCACAAAGCCGGTCGTCGATACCCTCTATCTCTCTCCCCTGGCATTTCCCGAAAACCCCTACCATCGCCTGGTGAAGGACTACAAGCTGGTCCGCGATTCGATCAACGACCCCGTTGCCGATGCACGGCTGGCGGGAACCCTTTTTTCCGATCAGTGGGAAAGCTTCTCTTCCCTGGGTAAAACCGATAAAGACGTGCTCTCCTTCTATCGTTACTGCTTTGAGGGGTGCAGAGACTCCTCCCTTCGCAGCGAGGGTCTAACGCACGTCTTTGCGGCCCTTGGGGCGTCGCCGATCAGCGAGAACGACGCGTTCGCCATCTTTCAGAAGAACGTGCAAGGGAGGGGATGCGAAACAGCCGTCGCCATGGTCTCCCTCAAATACCTCCTCCATCCCGACAAGCGTCCGGCACTCGCTTACTGCCTGGCGTGGCTCCGTGTAGCGGGGCACAACTCCGTCCTCCCGCCATGGGTGCGGCACCGTTTCCATGATGTCGTGCCGGTCTTGAAAGAGTTGCGGGATATCCCCTGCAACACCCCGTCCTGCAGCTGGTGCCGGACCACCCATGATCCGCAGCATCAGCTCGAGCGCTTCTTCGGATACCCTGCGTACCGACCGACGCCGTCGACTGCCGACGGCAAAAGCCTCCAGGAGGAGATCGTCCGCTTCGGCATGGGGGACAAGCCGCTCCTCGCCATTCTCCCCACCGGTGGCGGCAAATCCCTCTGTTACCAGATACCGGCCTTGGTCCGTAACTTCCGCCGCGGTCTCCTCACCATCGTCATTTCCCCCCTCCAGGCCCTCATGAAGGACCAGGTCGACGGCCTGGCATCCAAAACCGGCACCATGTTCGCGGCAGCCATCTACGGCATGCTGACCCCCCCCGAGCGGGGGGATGTGCTGGAGCGGGTCCGCCTCGGCGACATCGCCATCCTCTACGTGTCCCCGGAGCAACTCCGCAACAGATCCCTGGTCGATGCCATCCGCCAGCGGGAGATCGGCTGCTGGGTCTTCGACGAGGCCCACTGCCTGTCGAAGTGGGGGCATGACTTTCGCCCCGATTACCTCTACGCCGCCCGCTTCATCAGGGAGTTCGCCCAGCAGCAGCAGACCCCCATCCCACCCATTGCCTGTTTCACCGCCACAGCCAAGCGGGACGTGATCGAGGAGATCACCGACCACTTCCGGCGTGAGCTGGGGCAGGAGCTGGAGGTGTTCGAGGGGGGAGTGGAGCGGAGCAATCTCTCCTTTGAGGTGCAGCTCATAGGGAGAGTGGAGAAGTATGAGCGGATCCACGAGATCCTTGCCGACCGACTCCCCCGCCCAGACCTGGGTGCGGCGGTCATCTATGCCGCCACACGAAAGGAGACGGAGAATATCCGAGATTTCCTCCTCAAGAAGAACTGGCCGGTCGAGGCGTTCCATGCCGGGCTGGAGACGCCCGAGAAGCGGCGCGTCCTGGACGATTTCATCAGCGGGAAAACCCAGGTCATCTGCGCCACCAACGCCTTCGGCATGGGGATCGACAAGGACGACGTGAGGCTCGTGATCCATGCGAGCATCCCCGGCTCCCTCGAGAACTACTTGCAGGAGGCCGGCCGGGCCGGGCGGGACAATCGGGATGCGGAGTGCATTCTTCTCTACAACGAGGAGGAAATCGAGACCCAGTTCAAGCTGGGAGCCATGTCGGAGCTGACCCATCACGACATCAGCCAGATCCTGCGGGGCCTTCGTCGCGCTAAATGCAACAAGGACAACGAGATCGTCATCACCACCGGTGAGCTTCTCCGTGACGAGGAGGTGAAGACCGGCTTCGACACCGAGGACCAGATGGCCGACACCAAGGTGAAGACTGCCATCGCCTGGCTGGAGCGGGCAGGACTGGTGGAGCGGAACGAGAACAACACCCGGGTTTTCCAGGGGCACCCCCTGGTCAGGAACATGGAAGAGGCAGAGGCCAGGATAGCCCCCCTGAACCTGCCAAAATCCCAGAAGATGCGGTGGCTGGCGATCCTGAGAGCCCTCTTCAATGCCCGGAAAGACGAAGGGATGAGCGCCGACGAGCTGGCAGAGCTGCCGGAGTTCCGGGAAACGGAAAGGGATTCGGTCGGTCCACGGACCATTGCCGGCGACACCCGGACCGTTCTGCGGGTGCTCCATGAAATGACCGAGGCAGGGTTGATCAAACAGGGGGTCCTCCTCACCGCCTTTGTCCGGTACAAGGTCGGCGACCACTCCCGGAAACGCTTCGAGAATGTCTGTATGCTGGAGCAGGATATGCTCAGGCTGATGCAGGAGTCAGAGCCCGATGCCGAGGGGTGGCTCGACCTCTCCCTGCGGCGCCTCAACCAGCGCCTTGTCGACGAGGGGCACGCAAGTCTCCCGGAGCACCTGCGCAACCTCCTCAAGAGTCTCTCCCTGGACGGGAAGGGGGTGGCAGGGAACCGCGGCAGCATCGAGTTACGCTATATCGGCCAGGATTACTACCGCGTGAAGCTGAACCGGAATTGGACCGATCTCCTTTCTCTCGTCGAAAAGAGGCGTAACGTGGCGAAGGTGGTTCTCGATACCCTCTACGGCAAGATCCCCGAGAATTCGCCTGCCAGCGCCGAACTTCTGGTCAACTTCTCCCTTGACGACATATCCCACGCCATCCGGGAAGACCTCTTCCTCGCGGGGCAGATCAAGGATCTCCTTGCGGCGATCGATCGTGCTCTCATGTTTCTCCACGAACAGCATGTCATCATTCTCCAGCAGGGGCTTACGGTCTTCAGGCAGGCCATGACGATCCGGATCATCCCGGAGGAGAGGAAGCGACGGTACTCAAAGGGGGATTACACCCCCCTGGAGCAGCACTATAAAGAGCGGATCTTCCAGGTCCATGTGATGAACGAGTACGCCCGGCTGGGACTTGAGAAGATCAAACAGGCCCTCGACCTGGTGGTTGCCTACTTCACCCTGGACCGCACGAGTTTCATCCAGCGATACTTTGCAGGGAAGAAGGAAATCATCGAGCGGGCCACGAGCCAGGCATCCTACCGCCGGATCGTCGACAACCTGGCAAACCCGGTACAGGTGTCCATCGTCGCGGCACAGCCCGATGAAAACATGCTGGTACTGGCTGGGCCCGGCTCGGGCAAGACCCGGGTCGTGGCCCACCGCTGCGCCTATCTCCTGCGGGTGAAGCGTGCCCACCCGCGCAGCATCCTGATCCTCTGCTTCAACCGGAACGCGTCCAACACCCTGCGACGTCGGATCCTTGAACTGGCCGGGCCTGACGCGAAGGGGGTCACGGTCCAGACCTATCACAGCCTGGCCATGAGGCTTACCGGGGCCTCGTTCGCAGAGCGGGCTGAACGTCGCAAGATCCAAACCGACGACTTCAAGACAGTGATTTCCGACGCGGTCCGCCTGCTGAACGGTGAGATCGAGTTCAGCGGGATCGAGCGTGACGAGATGCGTGAGCGGCTCCTGGCCGGCTACCGCTACATCCTGGTGGACGAGTACCAGGATATCGACGAGGACCAGTACCGGCTGATCTCGGCAATTGCCGGAAGGACCCTCAACGATTCCGACAGCAAGCTGGCCATTCTGGCGGTTGGTGACGACGACCAGAACATCTACACGTTCCGTGGCGCCAACGTGGAGTTCATCCGCCGCTTTCGGGAAGACTACCAGGCAAGGACCCATTACCTTGTGGAAAACTATCGCTCCTCCGCCCATATCATTGCAGCCGCCAACTGCCTGATCGCCCACAACCGGGACCGGATGAAGACCGACCATGCCATCCGCATCAACAAGGGGCGGCAGCGGCTTCCGGCCGGGGGGGCGTGGGAAAACCTCGACCCGGTGGCCAGGGGTCGGGTACAGCTTCTCTCCGTGACCGATGAGGCCCAGCAGGCGGTGGCGCTCGTAGAGGAGCTCCAGCGGCTCCGGCAACGAAACCCCTCCCTTGTCTGGACCGATTGCGCCGTCCTGGCCAGAACCCGTGAAGAACTGGTTCCCATCAGGGCGCTCTGCGAAGAGCGGGGCATCCCCGTAACATGGGGGATCGACCGGGACAAGACCCCGCCTCTTCACCGCATTCGTGAGTTGCGGCAGTTCTTCGACGAACTGAAGGCCCGCCATGGGGAACTTCTGGCGGCGAACGACCTGCTGGCTTTGGTGGATCACCTTGCGAAACCGTCGACAACCGTCTGGTGGGATCTGCTGCGGGAGATCCTCCAGGAGTGGCGGGAGGAGAGCAACAATGCCCACCTCCCCACAACCTGTGTCACGGAATACGTCCATGAGGCGCTCGCGGAACAGCGGCGGGACCATGCGATCGGCGCCGGAGTCTTTCTGAGTACGGTCCATTCCGCCAAGGGGATGGAATTCCCCCATGTCTTCATCCCCGGGGGCGGGTGGCCAAGGGGGGTGACCCAGAAGGAACAGGAGGAGGAACGACGCGTCTACTACGTGGCCATGACCCGGGCCAAAGAAACCCTCTGCATCTTCGAGCGGGGGGATGCGCCCAACCCGCACACCGGCCTCATAGACGGGGACTTCCTGCTCAGGCGCACTCCCCCCCCAACCCCCCTGCCGGATGACCGGGTGCTGCGGCGTCGGTACGACGTCCTCGGGATGGGGGATCTTTTCATCGATTTTGCTGGTCGAAAACGGATGGAAGACCCGGTTCATAAGCATCTTGCCGAGCTGAAACCAGGGGATCTCCTCCGTTTCGTCACCAGGGGAAATTTTATCGGGCTTCACGATGAAAAGGGGGTCTGTGTTGCTCAGCTCTCAAAAACCGCTGTCGAAACATGGAGAGGGCGGTTGGAGAAGGTCAAGCGGGTGACCGTTCTTGCCATGGTGCAGCGCCGTGCCGAGGATTCGGGGGAAGAGTACCGGGACCTGTGCGCATGCGACCAGTGGGAGGTGCCGCTGGCTGAAGTGATCTACTGATACGCCAATCGTGCGAATCGGGGCATCTGACAGCACCACTGCGTGGGAGGGGTGGTCGGGGGATTGGAGGGAGGCGTCGTGCTCCCCGTGGGATCACCACCGATACCCCGATGGATGTCATTGCTGGGGAAGCGACAAACAGGGGAGGAGCTGGCTTCGTCGATCGATACAACCGGCTGTGGCTGGTCGAACAGACCGCTTCCAGAAGCCCACGGCACCCCTTCGAGGAGTATCACCCCACGAAGACGGCGTGAGTCTTGACTTGTCTCCAGAGTACCGGAGGGGGTACACATGGTTTCCACGGCGATCAATCGCCGCCTCGATGGTGACGGGATATCGGTTTCCGAGTGGGACAAATCTCATGACCATGTGCTGAATGCACTGCTGCACCGCGCACGGATCATCGAATACCGTGCGATCGGTGTCATTCCACAGTGGGTGAAAGAGGTGATCGATGACCTGGACATTGGTTGACCACGAGTTTGATACTTTTTCGAGTATAAACGAAATAAACGAATGGGAAAGCAGGCTGGTGTCAATGCTTGCGGATCGCCCGGATGACGAGGGATTGCTGACCGCTCGAGAATGTGAGAAGTATAAAGAGACTCAAATTAGAAACAGAGGACTCGCCGTATTCCAATACGGCGAAAGTCTAGGGATGCCGAAATTCGCCGTCTGCTCAAGAAGGAAAGGACGTGAGGCCGCGCCGGATCGGCCTCGCGGGGCTGGCGTGGTGGCTCCCCTCCCCACCACGAGGGTCTTGTGACCCCGGCGGGTCAATGTCCCCGCCAACCTTCGGTGTCCGGCGCACCTTCAGCATCTGCCGGGAGATTTTGCCGCCAGCCCTTGACTGATGAGTATAGCCTACGCCAGCTCGAACGCAAAAGGGGCAAGCGACCTGAGACCATGGCAGGCATTGTGTACCGCCTCCGGCACCCTGGGATAACGTAAAATATTCCGGTCGCAAACCACCTCCCCCCCCGTAGCCACTTATCAACAGGTTTTCCACAGGGTATTCACTGCAACATGTGCGTTGACACTTCTTTCTGCACTATGAAGAGAAATGGGATATGGCGGGACGACGTGGGATATGGCGGGAAAAAGTGAATAATTGCTGGTGATTATAGGTTTGAAACGTATTGGGGGGGCTGCAAACTGATGTTCAACTGATTTCGCACCAAAATTGAACGCCCTGTGGAAAACTCAAAATTTGACACTTGCTTTCGCACTAAGTCATCTCACCAGCCGACGGACGAGACGACCGATGACGGACAGTGAATCGAGCTGATCCGAACGGTATATCTCCGGGGCATACTTCTCGTTATCCCCACGCACGACAACCGCCCCATCGAGGCGCCGCTGGACTCGTTTTACCAGGAGAGCGCCACCTGCCTGTATTATATATATAGAGTCAGACTCGATCCTGGTGCATGACAGGTCGATGAGGATCAGATCACCATCCGACAGGTACGGTTCCATACTGTCTCCCATGACGCTGATCACGGCCAGACGGTCAGGATTTACCCCCAGTGACGACCGAACCCAGTCGGCCCGGAAGGCCAGATAGTCCACGACCTGCTCGCTGTGGACCACCGCCCCTCCCCCTGCAGACGCTGCGATCTCGTAGCGAGGCACCTTGACGAATTCATTATAAATGTCCCCTGCATGTTCATGGCCGTTATCCCGCCCCAGCAACATCTCTAAAGCGAAAACCAGATCGCTCCCCGGCCGTTTGATCCCTCGTTCCACCTCACTCAAAAACCCAGGGCTGACCCCACCTATGCGCTCTGATAGCTGTTTTAGGGTGAGCCCATGACGAGCGCGATATTCTCTCAGGCGAATAGCGAAGTTCTCTTTAGTTATTTTTTGCATTGACAAGTTCTCTAAAGCGAATTATAAGCATACCTGTAACATTGAACCATCGTACCAGCGGGAGGACGGCAATGCAAGCACGACGCAGTTATCGGGCCATCGAGGAGCCGGCCATCTGGGGGATGAGCCCGGTGGACATCAAGGTGGCGCTGATGCGCCGCGGGGTCACCCAGTCGAAGATCGCCCGGAAGCTGGGCGTGTCCGTGACCGCCGTCCACCAGGTGGTCCATGGCCAGATGCGCTCCGGGCGGATCGAAGCGCTGATCAAGGCGGTCATCCTGGGGGACATTACGGTCTGATCCGGCTGGGTGGTTTGTCCGATATTCAACTCGAATATCGGACAACTGTGCACATTTAATATCGGACAGCACTGCAAGCATAAAAACTCTATTGTTTAAAGGGGTTACGTGAATGGACGGCTGGATTGATACAAAGGCAATATCGGACATAGTGCAGGTAAAGGAAGATACGGTCACCAAGCGTATCAAACGCCGCCATTTCACCAAGACCAGACAGGTCAAAATCGCCGGCAAGGGGGCCCGTGGCGGCCTCGTCTGGCAGATCCATATCAGCGACCCGGCAATTCCGGAGGAGGCGCGGCAGCGGTGGCTGCTGGCCCATGCCGCCGAGGCGCCGGCGGGCGAACATCTCCCCGCCGAGCGGCAGGAGACTCACCCTGCCGTGGCGGCCGACCGCCCCCTCCCCACGCCTTGCGAGCTGAAGGAGTGGCAGCGGCGCTGCATGGATGCGCGGCTGTACTTCATGCGGCTGATCGAGCGGGCCGAGGCATCCGGCATCGGGGTATCCCGTGCCATCGACACCATCTTCCGGCAGGCGCGACACGGCGAGCTCCCCCCCGACGCAGCGCGGCTGGTGCCGGTCGCCAACCGGCGGGCCGGCACGGGGAGGGCCCTCTCCCGCAGATCCCTCTTCAACTGGTGGTCAACCTGGCTTCGATCGGGCAAGAACGCGACATCACTGGCCCCCAGTGACGCCAGCGTCGACCCGGTGACGGGGCTTTCCAAGCTCCCTCCCTGGGGGGAGGCGTTCCTCGCCTGCTACCAGCGTCCCCAGAAGCCGTCGATTGCGGCGGCGCTTGAATCCCTCACGCAGATGATCCCTCTCGACCAGGTCCCGTCCTACGCCCAGGCCCGGCGTTTCCTCCGGAAGGTGGGGGCGGTGGAGCGGGAGCGGGGGCGGCGGACCGGCCAGGAGCTGCGGAGCCTGCGGCCGTATGTGATCAGGGACACGACAGAGATGTGGCCGGGGGAGGTCTACATATCGGACGGCCTCACCTTCCAGGCGTGGGGGGTGGCCCATCCGGTCCATGGCCGGCCCATATCGCCGGAGATCGTGGACGTGGTGGACGTGGCGACCCGGAAAATCGTCGGATGGAGCGTCGGGGTCGCCGAGAGCGGGCAGGTCATGGCGGCGGCGCTGCGGCACGCCATCGAGACGAGCGGCATCCCTGCCGGATGGTATCACGACAACGGCCCCGGCTACGAGAACAAGCTGTTGACCGATGAGACCACGGGGATCCTCTCCCGCTGCGGGATCACCAACCTGACCAGCATCCCGCTCCAGAGCCAGGGGCGGGGGATCATAGAGAAACTCAGGCGGGACCTGTGGCACAAGGCGGCCAAGGAGCTCCCCACTTACGGCGGACGCGACATGGACCGGCTCACCGGCAAGAAGATTTACCGGGCCGTGAAGGAGGACCTGCGGGGGAAGGGATCCAGCGACTACCTGATGCCGTGGAGCGATTTCATCTCCTGGTGCGCCGCCGTGGTCGCGCAGCACAACGACCGGCCCCACCGGTCGCTGCCGAAGGTGCGGGACCCCGAGACCGGCCGGATGCGGCACATGACCCCCAACGAGGCATGGGGACGGGCCGTGGAGGAGGGGAAGCGGACCGGCGGGTGGGAGCCGATGATGCTCGATAAGCACGAGCTGGACGACCTTTTCCTCCCCGAGCAGCTCTGCACGGTTCACCGGGGGATGGTGCGGCTGTTCGGCAACACCTATTTCGCCCCGGAGCTGGAGGAGCATCACGGCGAGCGGGTGCGGGTGGGCTACGACATCCACCACCCCGAGGCGGTGCGGGTCCGGCTCGTGGATGGGCGGCTGATCTGCTTCGCCCGGTTCGAGGCGAACCGGCGGCGCTATTTCCCGGTCAGTGTCAGCCAGCAGATGATCGAGCAGAGGGCCGAGGGGCGGCGGAAGCGGCTGGAGGCGAAGCTGGAGGCCATCGAGCTGGAGCGGCGGGGTCTGGTGGTGGTGGAAAAGACGGCGCCCCAGGTCATCGAGCTCACGCCGGAGGAGGAGGCGGTGCATCGGGAGCTGCTCGCCCAGGCCCGTGGCGAGTCGCCGAAAGATAACGTGCCGTTCCTGCCGGAGAACGATTTCGAGGCGTATCTGAAGCTGTGCGAGGAGGAGAAGGCGGGGCTTCCGCTCACCGAGATGGAGCGGCAGTGGATGGCCGATTACAAGCGATCAGAACTGGCCTTCAAGCGGGTTGGGCTTTTGAAGAGCGGGTTCGACCCGTTCGGCGAGCGGTACCGGGTATGGCTCGAGCGGCAGAAGCAGGCAGAGGCGATGTGAATGAAAACGGCCCCCGGGGAGGCGCGCCACCGGAGGCCAGGCCCTGACGGGCATACATGAACGAGAGGAGGATAGCAGATGAGACACCAGATCGCAATGACCAAGAACGTCAGCCGCTTCATTCAGGCGGTGCGGGGGCTGATGGACCGCCCCCTGGGGGTGGAGGGGATGGGGCTGCTGTGGGGGCCCCCCGGCGAGGGGAAGACCACCGCCGTGGCATACGTCGCGGACCAGACCGACGCCGTCTACGTGCGGGCGATGAGCTGCTGGACTGTCACCACCATGCTGGGGGACATCTGCAGGGAGCTGGGGTTCACTCGTGACCGGCGGATGCAGCGGCGGGCCGACATGATCGACTGGATCAACGAGCACCTGCGCGATGTGCCGCACCCCATCTTCGTTGACGAGGCGGACTACCTGTTCCAGCAGCCGCAGATGGTGGACGCCCTGCGGGACATCTACGACACCAGCCGCTCGCCGGTGATCCTGATCGGGATGGAGGAGATGGGGCGCAAGGCGCAGGGGAACGACCGGCTGGCCCGGAGGATCACCCAGTGGGTCGAGTTCGACGGGATCGATCTGGACGACATCCGGATCCTGGCGGAGACCTGCTGCGAGGTGGGGATCGAACCGGATCTTCTGGAGCACATCCACCGGGAGTGCCGGGGGAACGTGGGGCGTGCGGTGATCGCCCTCTCCCGGGTCGAGCGGTGGGCCAAAGGGCGGCTCGATGCGGTGACCCTGGAGCAGTGGGGAGACCGGGCGCTGTTCTTCGACCAGCCCACCTTCGGCAAGCGGAAAAACGGGGTGGTGTGATGGCGGCGACAATGACGGCTACTACATATCCGGGGGGGATCGATGAGGCGATATGCGGCGAGGCCCTGCATACGACAGCGGATCTGGCGGGCGATGCGGATCTTTCACGAGGGGTTCACGGTGGCGCAGCTGCAGGCGGCCGTGGAGGGTGCGAGTTACGGCAACGTGCAGAGCTTCGTGTCGCGTCTGTACAAGGCGGGGTATCTGCGGAAACTGGGGACCGTGAAGCGGGGATACCCCGGCGAGGGGCAGGGGTACATCCTGGTGCGGGACACGGGGCCCACCATGCCGGTGCTGGGGCTGGGGAGGCACCGGAAACGGGAGGTGCGTCATGACGAAAACCGACCTGATGAAACTGCTCAGGGAGAAGTGCGACGAGCTGTCGCAGTCACGGGTGGCGGCGGCCATCGGCTACTCCCCCAGTGCCGTCAATCAGGCGCTCAGGGGGACATACCGGGGTGACGTGGCGAAGCTTCTCGAGCGGGTGGCGGAGGTGTTCGGGGACGAGACCGTCGACTGCCCGATCCTGGGGGAGATCCCCCTGGGAAAGTGCGCATTCCACCGCAGGCGGCCGTTCGCGGCGACGAACCCCCTGCGGGTGACCCTCTGGCGCGCCTGCCGCCAATGCGAGAAGGAGGGGAAGCGATGAGAAACATGCTGCGGAGGCTGATTCACTGGATGATCACGCGCCGGATTCCGGTCGAGAAGCAGGTGCTCACCTACCGGCTGATGGCGGGGATCGTCAGGAGGATGCCGTGAGGGAGGTGCTGATCAGGCTGCCTGACCATGTGGCCCACGTGCTGGAGGTGCGGGCAGCCATGGGATGAGGCTCCCCGAGGGGATCGAACGGATCCTCGCGGAGCTGGTGAAGCGATTCGACGAAAGGAGATCGGTATGTTCAGACTCATAGCGCATATGGCGAGGCGGAGACGGATGGAGCGGCGTGCGGTGGCGCAGGCGGTGCGGATGGCCGTCGGAGGGGCGAGATGAGGCGGGCCGCCGTACTGCTGGCGGTTGCGGTCCCCGCCGTCTGCGGCAGCGCCGACTATCGGGAGGAACATCACCCTGCCCATGTGGTGGAATATCGGGGGGATCACGTCGTGACCCGGCGGCAGCCGGAGGTGGTGACCCGCATCTGGGGGCTGGCCGGCGACGTGGCACTGGCGGAGCTGATCGCCTCCACCTCGTACCCCCGGGAGCTGGCCGCCATCGGGGCGGTGGAGAGCGGATACGACCCGCAGGCGGTGGGGAGCAGGGGGGAACGGGGGATCTACCAGGTGCGCCCCGACATCTGGGGGCCGGTCCCGCAGAACCGGGACGAGGCCGTGGCGGCCATCGCCCGCATCGGCCACCACCAGCGGGAGCGGGAGCGGCTCAAGCACGACATGGACGACCAGATCACCCGGATCCGCGAGCAGTACGATGCCCTCATCCAGCACCACGCGGAAGAGATCAAGGCCCTCTCCGAAGGGGTCCAGACCTGGGCCGAGGCCAACCGGGCCGAGCTGACCCAGGGGGGGAGGATCAAATCCGCCAACCTCATGACCGGCGAGATCCGCTGGCGGATGACCCCGCCCTCATGCAGGCTGGTGCGGGTCAAAGAGGCGCTGGAGGAGCTCAAACAGCGGATGCTGGACCGTTTCATCCGCCAGAAGGAGGAGGTGAACAAGGAGGCGATCCTGGCCGACCCCGAGGCCGTGGCCGACTGCCGGTGGATCGAGATCACGCAGCACGAGGATTTCGTCATCGTCCCCTTCGAGACCAATCTGGAAGAGGTGGCTTAAAGGCCGGGACCGGGGACCGGGGACCGGTAAAGGCGTAGGGGCGCATTGCATGCGCCCAGGAAAGGAGAAATCATATGGAAATCCTGCCGTGCCCGTTCTGTGGTCACGATGATCCCTACTACGACGAGCTGTTTCTGCCCGAGGCGCCGGCGCCATATTACTTCCTGGTCTGCCCCGAGTGCGAATGCGAAGGGCCCATGGCCGATACCGAGCTGGGGGCGGCCGAGAGGTGGAACCGGCGGCACCGGAACAGATGATGCGAAACAGGGGGATATCCCCCCCTGTCGCCGGAGGGTGGCGCCTGCGGCCTGACGAGCAGCCATACCATATATATAGGAGGGAGACCGATGATCCACGCGGGTAACATCGAGCGGTGCGAGCGGCTCCAGCGGATTCTGGCGGTGCTGGCGGATTTCGGCTGGCACACGAACCGGGAACTGCTGGAGCGCACCGGGGTCCACGCCTATTCGACGGCGGCATCGGAACTGCGGGCCAACGGCTACCCGATCCAGTGCCGGCCGGTGCCGGGGATGCGGGGGCTGTACGAATACCGGATGCTGCGCCCCGCCGGGGGTGCGCCATGACCCCCACGGTACGGGAAATTCTGGCGGCCGCCGGCTGCCGCGTCGTGCGGGAGCGGGATCTGCGGGAGCTGGAGCGCCTGGGCCAGGAGCTGGCCCGGGAAAACGAAATGCTGCGGGCCCGGTGCGAGCGGCTGGAGACCTTCATCACCGCCATCCGCACCTTCGGCCGCCACGACTACGCCGTGGCCCATCTGCTTCGGTCCTGCGGACTGGAGGAGGAGTAAATGCCTTCGAAGGCTCAGATCAAGAAGATCCACGCCCTGAAGGGCGCCCTGGGGCTCGACGACGAAACCTATCGCAGCATCCTCTCCGGCTACGGCGTCACAACCTCCACCAAGCTCTCCTTTGCCCGGGCCGACCAGCTCATCGCCGACCTCGAAGCCAAGGCCATCGCCAGCGGCCGGTGGGAGAAGCGCCCCGCGCCCCGCCGGGCCGGACAGCGGCCCAAAAACATGGATCGGGGAGGCTCCCGGGCCAACCAGCTGGCCAAGATCGAGGCGCTCCTCACCGTGGGGCAGAAATCGTGGGCCTATGCCGACGCCATCGCCCGGCGGGTCTGCCGGGTGGACCGGGTGCAGTGGGTGCCCGACAACGAGCTCTACAAGATCATCACCGCCCTGCGGATGCAGGCCCGGCGCGAGGGGTGGGACCTGTCGGGGGAGAAGAAATGATCCTCCACTGCCCCCTGTGCCACGGAAAATTCAGCATCGAGGCCCTGGTGCAGGACCAGGCCGGCCGGGATCTTTTGGCCCTCATGGCCCAGCACGGGGCCGTGGGCCCGCAGCTGCTGCAATACCCCACCCGGGGGCGGTGGGGGCGGGGGGGAAGGTGCTCCCGCAGGGCCTTGGGTTCGGGCCACTCGGCGGCGCACTTGAGGATCCCGGCGAAGGCGGCCTCGATGAAGCACTGCCTGACTGACGACGAGCGCGCCGCCGGCCGGGACGCGGCCCGGCGGGCGCTGGAGGCGCTCGAGAAAGGAGGTAATCCGTGATGGAGCATATCGACCGCTATCCGGGGGTGCTGGAGGACCTCTGGGCCAAGGTCGCCGACCTGCTGGCGGGCCGTGGGCTGTCCCCCGAGACCGCCCACGAAGCCGCCTTCGGCATCACCGAGCATATCCGCAGCGAGTGGGCCGGCCGCAACCATTACATCCCCAAGGGACGGCTCAAGGCCCCCCCGGCCCGGGAGCCGGAAAGCGGCAGGCTCTTCGGACCGGAGCCGGAACCGCCCAGCCAGGCTCTGCCCGAGCTCCTCTGCCGGCTCCAGGAGGCGAGCACCGCCATTCTGGCCGAGCAGGGGGTGCCCGAGGCCGAGGCCGCCGCCCTGGCCCGGGCCGTGGCCGACCTGGTGCGCCGCGACTGGGCCGGGGAGAGGATCTACGTGGCCAAGGGGAAGGCCTATGACCTCTCCCGGCGCGACTACAGCATCTGCCGCGAGTGGGACGGCAGCTACAGCTCCAAGCTGGTGCTGATGCAGCGCCACGGCATCACCGAGCAGCGGTTCTACCAGATCATCGCCGCCGTCCGGCGGCGCCACTGGAAGCGGGTACAGCCCCCCCTGTTCGAGTAGGGGCGGGCCGAGTCCGCCCTGACTGCGTCCGTCCTGGGCGCATGCAATGCGCCCCTACAGATACCTGACGCCGGTCATTCCCCAAGGGGCGCCCATCGGCGCCCCTCTCTATTTGCAAGCCCTTTACTATAGCCCTTCCGCAAAACCCCCTATAGTCGATCCAGCGATAATGCCGGCGGCGGAACCCCGCCCCGGCGAATCATCCAAGGCGGCGTCCATGCCCCGTTTCGTATGCCAGTACCAGAAATGCTGCCCCCTGAGCTATCGCCAGGGGACCCAGTTCTGCCGTCCCGATTGCCGCCGCCGAAGAGAGAAACTGCGTGGCCGAGAAGCGTCTGACCGATCATTTTACCTTGCGGGAGATGACCGCAAGCCCCACGGCGATCCGCCTGGGACTCGATAACACCCCCCCGGCCGACCTGCTGGGGAACCTGCGGGAGGTGGCCGAAACCCTGGAGCTGGTCCGGGCCTATTTCCAGCGGCCTGTGCTGGTCACCAGCGGCTACCGCTCCCCCGAGGTCAACCGGGCCGTGGGGGGCTCTCCCACATCGGCCCACTGTCTGGGGTTTGCCGTCGATTTCACGGTGGTGGACGTTCCCAACATCGACGTCTGCAACTGGATCGCCGCAAACATCCCCGACTTCGACCAGGTCATCTACGAATTCGGCCCGAACGGCTGGGTGCATCTGGGCCTTGCCCACCGCCCCCGCCGCCAGAGTCTCACCGCCATAAAGCGCGACGGCAGGACCGTCTACCAAAAGGGGATTGTGGACCTGTGGGGGAACCTGTGGGGGAACCTGTGGGGGAAATGACCCCATCAAGGGAGGAATCATGGCAAAGAAGAAAATCACCACCCGTATCGAGGAAAGCAGCTGGAAAACCACCGCTCTCGGCATCCTGGCTCTGGCCGCCTCCGGCGCCGCCATCTACGGCCAGATGTCCGGCAAGACCGACATCGCCATGATCGGCCAGGCTGCGGCTGCCGCCCTGGGGGGCGGCGGGCTCCTGGTGGCCAGGGACGCGGACAAGTAGGGGCAGCTGCATCATGACTCCCCTGCTCTATGCCCCGGAGAGCTACGTGTCGGCCCCGCCGGAGGTGCGGGCCGCCGTGGCGAACGGCTGCGGCCCCGGCGGCTGGAAGGTGGACATCGTCCCCGACACCATCTGGGGGCTCGACATCTCCGCCGCCTGCAACATCCACGACTGGATGTATGCCGCCGGAACCACTATCGCCGACAAGGACGAGGCCGACCGGGTATTGCTGAACAATATGCTGCGGCTCATCGAGGCGGCCGGGGGGTGGCGGATACTGCGGGCCCTGCGCCGTCACCGGGCCAGGATTTACTATGAGGCGGTCCGGCACTTCGGCGGCCCGGCCTTCTGGGCCGGGAAGAACCGCGACACCGAGCTGATCCCCGCCACGGAGGCCATGGCCCGTGGCTGACGAGATCGACCGCGCCCAGATCGTCAACGAGGCGTTCCAGGAGGATGTGCTGGCGGCCCATCTGCGCCGGGCCAGGAAGCCGACCGTGGCCGATTCGGCCCTGATCTGCATCGACTGTGAGCGTCCCATCCCGGCCCGGCGGCGGGCCGCAGTCCCAGGCTGCACCCGGTGCGTGGAGTGCCAGGCCGAATACGAACAGACCTGGAGACTGCCGTGACCCCAGAACAGCTGAGCGCCCTCAAATCGGTGGCCGAGATCCTCAAGACCCTGGGGGCGCTCCCCCTGGGGGCCCTCATCTCCCTGATCGTACTGGGACCATGGGGGGTGATGATCATCATCTCCTGGGACCAGAACCGGCGTTTCCAGGGGGTGGTCCAGATGTACCAGGACAATGTCCAGCTGGTCCGGGACTACCAGGCCCTGGTGGAGGGGTACAAGAAGATCGTGGACGGCCAGCAGGACCTGATCATCCATACCACCCAGACCCTCACCACGGTGAAGGAGGTGGCGGAGAACAACCTGTACTGCCCCATGGTCCGCTCTGCCGCCAGACCCCAGACGCCGCACGGGTAAGGGCCGGGACCGGGGACCGGGAAAGGCGCAGGGGCGCATCGAATGCGCCCAAAAGGAGCGTTGAATGAGCGTTGTATTGCAGTTGAAAGAGCAGCTGAGCCGGCTTAAACAGCGGCGGATCGAGCTGACCCTGTCGGCCGACGCCAGCATCAAGGCGGCCCGGGAGCTGCTGGCCGCCAGTGCCGTGACTCCGCTCATGGAGATCGAGCTGGAGAAGGCCCAGCTCCACCTGGCCCACGCCATCCGGGCCCAGCACGAGCTGGCGGAGGTGCTGGAGCAGATGCGCGCCGTCGAGCGGGAGCTGGGGCTGTGAGCACCGTCCGCCGGCACAGCCGGGTGCTGACCGACCTGCCGCCGGAGCTGCGCCGGGAGGTGGACCGGCTGCTGCTGGAGCCGGGGGTCACCTACGACGACATCCGGGAGTTTCTGGCGGGGCGGGGGTATGACATCTCCCGCTCTTCCATCGGCCGCTACGGCAAGGAGTATCTGGAGAGCTACCAGCGGCTGAAGATCGCCATCGACCAGGCCAAGTGCATGAAGGCCGAGGCCGGGGACGGGCTGGCCCTGGAGGAGGCCGTGGCCAACCTGGCCCTCCAGCAGTGCCTGGAGGGGCTCACCAGGGGGACTATCCAGGTGGCCGATGTGCCGAAGATCCTGGGGGAGATCGCCCGGATCCAGAGCTCCAGCGTGGCGCGGGAGCGCCACAAGGCCCAGCTGCGGGCCCAGATCCTGGCCGAGGCGGAGCAGAAGGCCGCCGAGGCGGTGGATGCAGCCACCGGCGGGGGGCGCCGCAAGCTCACCGCCGAGGAATTCAGGCAGATACTCAGGGAGAGCTACGGGGCATGAGCAGCACCCTCTTCCACCCGTACCAGATCCGCTGGATCGAGGCGGAGAGCCGCTTCAAGGCGGGGATGTTCGCCCGGCAGACGGGGAAGACCTTCACCACCACCTACGAGATCGCCCGGGACTGCCAGCTGGCCGATCTCGAAGGGAGACGGACCCGGTGGGTGATCCTCTCCCGGGGGGAGCGGCAGGCCAAGGAGGCCATGGAGGAGGGGATCAAACGCCACTGTCAGGCCATGGGGGCCATCATCAGGGCCAGCGAGGCCGACTACCACAGCGGTGAGGCCACCTACCGGGCCCTGGAGGTGGAGTTTCCGGGGGGGAGCCGGATCACGGCGTTGCCGGCCAACCCGGACACGGCCCGGGGTTTCTCGGCCAACGTCTTCCTGGACGAATTCGCCTTCCACGCCGACAGCCGCAAGATCTGGGCGGCGCTCTTCCCGGTCATCTCCGCAGGGTGGAAGCTGCGGGTCGTCTCCACCCCCAACGGCAAGGGGAACAAGTTTTACGAGCTGATGACCGGGGACGACCCGGTCTGGTACCGGCAGACCACCGACATCTACCAGGCGGTGGCCGACGGGCTCCCTCGGGACATCGAGGAGCTCAGGCGGGCCCTGAACGACGAAGACGCCTGGGCACAGGAGTATGAGCTGCAGTGGCTGGACGAGGCGAGCGCCTGGCTCGATTACGATCTCATCAACAGCGCCGAGCACGACGCCGCCGGCGACCCCGACGGCTACCTGGGGGGGCCCTGCTACATCGGCAACGACATCGGCAGCCGCCGCGACCTCTGGGTGGCGTGGGTCTGGGAGCGGGTGGGGGATGTGCTCTGGTGCCGGGAGATCGCCGCCCTGAGGCGCGCCACCTTCGCCGAGCACGACCGGGTCATGGACGAGCTGTTCGGCCGCTACAACGTCATGCGGCTCTGCATGGACCAGACCGGCATGGGGGAAAAGCCGGTGGAGGACGCCATCCGCCGTTACGGCTCCAGCCGGGTGGAGGGGGTGCTCTTCACCCCGGCCAACAAGCAGCTGCTGGCCACCCTGGGGAAGCAGAAGTTCGAGGACCGGAAAGTCCGGATCCCCCTGGGGGACCAGGCCCTGCGGGCCGACCTCCACAAGCTGAAGAAGGTTACCACCCCCACGGGCGGGGTGCGGTTCGAGGCCGACTCAGATGCCGCCGGCCACGCCGACCGGGCATGGGCGGCCTTTCTCGGCATCTACGCCGCCGAAAACGACTTCGGCCCCGTGCGGGTCGTGAGCCGCGTCCCCCGGGAGGCGGCCCGGATCCTGGCCCGTTATTAGAGGCCGGGACCGGGGACCGGGGATTAAAGGCCGGGACCAGGGACCGGGGACCAGGGACCGGGAAACCCGTAGGGGCGCATTGCATGCGCCCTACAGACAGGGACAGAATCGCGAGGATCAGTCATGGCACGCGCACCCAGATCACTTGCCGATGAGATAGCCGTCCGGCACCGCAGCATAGATTTTGCGGGGCTGGCAAACTATCTCCCCAACCCCGACCCGGTGCTGAAGAAACAGGGGCGGGACGTGTCCGTTTACCGGGATCTCCTCACCGACGACCGGGTCGCCGGATCCTGGGCCAACCGCAAGGGGGCGACCCTCTCCCTGGAGTGGGAGCTGCACCGGGAGGTGAAGACCGCCGACAGCCCCCCGGAGCGGATCATCGGGGAGCTCTTCAGGGAGCGGCTCGACATCCAGCGGATCATGGGGGAGATACTCCAGTGCCGCCTCTACGGCTATCAGCCCATGGAGATCATCTGGGAGCGCCGCGACGGCCTCATCCTCCCCCGGGACGTGGTCGCAAAGCCCCAGGAGTGGTTCATTTTCGGGACGGACAACGCCCTGCGGTTCCGCTCCCGCTCCAGCGGCCCCGCCGGTGAGGAGCTCCCCCCCCGTTCCTTCCTCTGCCCCACCTCCGACGCCAGCTACGCCAACCCCTACGGTCAGGGGCTTTTGAGCTCCTGTTTCTGGCCCGTCACCTTCAAAAAGGGGGGGTGGCGGTTCTGGGTGCAGTTCGCCGAGAAGTATGGCCAGGCCTTCGCCGTGGGCAAAATCCGCCGGGGGGCGACGAAGGAGGAGATGGACGACCTCTCCGCCATGCTGGAGCAGATGATCCAGGACGCCATCGCCGTGATCCCCGACGACAGCAGCGTGGAGCTGGTCGACGTGGCCGGCAAGGGGGCCAGCTCCGAGCTCTTCAGGGACATCATCGCCGAGGCCAATACCGCCATCAGCACGGTCATCCTGGGGCACGCCGGGGCCGGCCAGTCCACCACCGGCAAACTCGGCGGCGAGGATGCCGCCCGGGATGTGCGGGACGACATCCGCGGCGCCGACAAAAAGCTCGTCTGCGCCGCCATTAACCAGCTGATCCGCTGGATAGGCGAACTGAACTGGGGAACGGCGGATCTCCCCACCTTCCGCCTATGGGAGGAGGAGGACGTGGATCTCGCCCAGGCCGAGCGGGACGAGAAGCTCTCCCGGGCCCTCTCCGCCAGCGGCCTGCGGCTCTCCCGCGCCTACTACGAGGAGGCCTACAACCTGCGCCCGGAGCATCTGGAGGAGGCGGGACTCGGGACGCGGGAGGCGGGGACATCCTTCGCGGAGCCTGCAAATGATTTTGCCGGTCCCCGGTCCCCGGAGCCCGGTCCCGGCCTTTCGGACCCGGCGGACATGATCGCCGACCGGCTGGGTGAGGAGTCCATGACAGCCACCGATCCGTGGATCGAGCGGCTCCGCGCGCTGGCCGAACAGGCCGGGAGCCTGGAGGAGCTGCGGGATGCGGTCGCCGCTGCCTTCGGTGATCTGCCGGCGGCGGAACTGGGGGCGTTGATGGCCGAGGCGTTGAGCGCGGCGGAGCTGGCGGGGATGGTCGAGGTCAAAGAGGAGGCGGGGCTGTAATGGCCGTTGAAGCCCGGTTCAACAAACCGTTCAGGGAGCAGCTGGAGTTCTTCCGGAAAAAGCTCGACATCCCCACGGAGCGGTGGGACTCCCTGTGGCGGGGGCAGCACGCCAGGGGGTTCATGATCGCCGGGGCCATGAAGGCGGAACTGCTCTCCGACTTCCGGAGCGCGGTGGAGCGGGCCATTGCCGAGGGGCGCACGCTGCGCGACTTCCGCAAGGACTTCGATTCGATAGTGAAGAAGCACGGCTGGAGCTACAACGGCGGCCGCAACTGGCGCAGCGAGGTGATCTACACCACCAACATCCGCCAGGCGTACAACGCCGGCCGGTGGAAGCAGCTCACCGACCCTGACGTCCTGAAGATCTACCCATATCTGGAATACCGCCACGGCGACAGCCTCCGCCCCCGCCCCCTGCATCTCTCCTGGGACGGCACGGTGCTGCCCGCCGATGACCCCTGGTGGCAGACCCACTACCCCCAGAATGGCTGGGGGTGCCGCTGCAAGGTCTTCAGCGCCGGCCCCCGGGACCTGAAGCGGATGGGGAAGAGCGGCCCGGACACGGCTCCACCCTCCCCCATCGACCCCCGGACCGGGGCCCCGGTGGGGATAGACAAGGGATTCGACTACAACGTGGGGGAGGCGGCGGGTCGGTCCTTCCGGGTGCTGGCGGACAAGTTCGAGACACTCCCCCACGACATCGCCCGCAAATGGATGGATGAGTACCTCCAGGGGCCGGCGTTCGAGGCGTTCATCGCGGGGGAGCTGCCGGGGGATTTCCCGGTGGCGGTCCTGTCGCCGGAAGAGCGGGCGGCCCTGGGGACCCGGAGCCAGACCGTGTGGTTTTCCGCGAAGTCTCTCAAGGATCACCTGGAGAAACACCAGGATATCGGCCTGGATGATTACCGGAAGATTCAGCGGGTGCTCTCCGAGGGGGAGGTGTACCGGCAGGGGGATACGAGGCTGATCTACCTCATGCTGGACGGGAAACTCTACCGGGCCGCGGTGAAGACGACGGGGGGCAGGGACGAGAATTTCCTCCTGACCCTGTTCGGGACGTCCGACGAAAAGGCGGCCCGGGAGGTCAGGGCCAGATACGAAAGGATCCGCTGAACCGGTTGCGGGGCGGCACTCCCGCTAGCGCTCATCATCGGGCAGGCCCGAAGGCGTCGGCAGCCTGTTGCCGATCGACCGGCAGCGAATCCTCTGGATACAGACTACCACATCGGGGTGGAAAAGCAAATGGCCGACATCATCACCGTCACCATCGACAACAGGGCCGTGACCGAAGCCCTGCGGACCCTGATCGCCAGGGGGCGGAACCCCGCCCCGGCCCTGAAGGCCATCGGCGAGCGGCTGGTGCGCTCCACCGGGGAGCGGTTCGAGCGGGAGGAGGACCCCGAGGGGAACAAATGGCGCCCCCTCATATACGACCGGCCCGGCCGCTACCGCACCCGGGGGAAATACCGCCCCACCCACGGCAAGAGGGGGGAGCAGCTCAAGGGGTTCCGGGAGTACCTGGAGCGGAAGAAGATCCTCACCGACACCGGGGAGCTGCGGGACAGCATCTCCTGGGAGGTGGAGGGGGGCGGGATCCTCTCCGTGGGGACCCCAAAGATCTACGGGGCCGTCCACCAGCTGGGGAGCGCCCCGGAGCACAGGGCCCGGATACCCGCCCGTCCCTACCTGGGGATGAGCCGCGAGGACGAGGCCGAGGCCCTGGCCATCATCGGGGAACTCATGACGCCCTGAATTGCCCTGTAAGCCGTCGCAGCCCATCGGGGGTATGTGAGGTATAGGGTGAGACCAGAAAACCGATCCTGGGGATTTTTAAATCGGGTTTTAATGCGGTTCCGGATTCGGCCCCGGACCATCGTCGCCCCCGATGTGGCCAGTGCCGAGTTTTTCTATCAGGTGATCAATCACCTCTGAAATCCCTAAATCCCTTTAGTATCAAGTCTTTACGCAACACGTTATGGTGGGCCAAGTACAAGGAGGCCCCCATGAACGGAAAATGGATCGAGATCTTCCGGGCCGGTCGGCAGACCGACAGCACCGGCAATACGCGCGAATGGACCGAGGCGGACCTGGACACCATCGTGGAGCGCTACGACCCGGCACGCCACGAGGCGCCGGTGGTGGTGGGGCACCCCACCGACAACGCCCCGGCATTCGGCTGGGTGGAGGCCCTGAAGCGGGAGGGGAAGACCCTGCTGGCGAAATTCCGCGAGGTGATGCCCGAATTCCAGGAGATGGTGAAGGCGGGCAGGTACAAGAAGCGGAGCATCTCCCTCTATCCTGATCTCACTCTGCGCCACGTGGGATTCCTGGGGGCCATGCCCCCGGCGGTGAAGGGGCTGGCCGACATCGCTTTCAGCGCCGATGACCAGGCCATCACCATTGATTTTTCCGATTACCGCATGTCCACCGTGGGGCGGGTGCTGCGCCGCCTGCGGGAGTATCTCATCGGTACCGCCGGGGTGGAGGAGGCCGACCGGGTGGTGGCCGACTGGGAGATCGAGGAGCTGACCGCCCCGCCGCCGGAGGCCATTGCAGACCCTGATCCCATGCCGGCACCCCAGTTATTTACAGAGGAGGACGACGCCATGAAGAAAGCCGAGGAGCTCCAGGTGGAGCTCGACCAGGCCACGGCACGGATCACCGAGTTCGGCGAGCGGATCGCGGCCCTGGAGGAGGAGAACCGGAAGCTGCGGGAGGAGGCCCAGGGCCTGCGCCGTGAGGCACGGGAGCGGGAGTTTGCCCAGTTCTGCGACGCGCTTGCCACGAGGATCACCCCGGCCATGCGGCCTGCGGTGATCGCCCACATGCACATGCTGGCGGAGCAGCCCCCCATGGAGTTCCGGGAGGGGGACGCCACGGTCACGAAGACCCCCCTGGAGGTCTACCAGGAGAGCCTGCGGGCCCTCCCCGAAGTGGTCTCCTTCGGGGAGCGGGCCACGAAGGAGCGTGCCGGCGGCCCCGTGGAAAAGACCCCCGAGGCCATGGCCCGCAAGGCCCGGGAGTATGTGGAGGAGATGCACCGCAAGGGGGTGCATGTGACATTCGCGGAGGCCGTGGGCCGGATTTCGAGAGGAGGATCAGATGAATAACCCGATGTTGACCAAATCGTTTGTGGCAGGGGCGGCGATCACGAAATACCGGATCGTGAAGTTCGGCGCCGACGACGACACGGTGGTGCAGGGAGCTGCCGCCACCGACTCTCTCATCGGCGTGGCCGATGCCCTGGGGGCCGAGAGCGGCCGCCGGGTGGATGTGATCATGGCCGGGGCGGCCGATGTGGAGTACGGCGGCAACGTGACCCGCGGGGCACTGCTCACCAGTGACGCCAACGGCAAGGCCGTTGCTGCGGCACCGGCGGCGGGGAGCAACGTCCGGATCATAGGGATAGCCATGGCGGGTGGAGTCGCCGGAGATATCGGCAGCGTGCTCCTCTCCCCCGGTTCGATGCAGGGATAACAGCCGTTGAACGGCCATTGAAAGGAGATTGAGAAATGCCTACAGCGCCATTTCCCGTCAGCCCCGAGCTGACCGCAATAGCCATCAGCTACAAGAACCGCCGGCTCATCGCCGACGAGGTGCTCCCACGGGTGCCGGTGGGCAAGCAGGAATTCAAGTACATGAAGTTCAACTCCGGCGACCAGCTCACCATCCCCGACACCAAGGTGGGGCGCAAGAGCCAGCCCAACGTGGTGGAGATCGGCGCCACCGAGACCGCCGGGATCTGCGTGGACTACGCCCTCATGGACGCGGTGCCCCAGGCGGACATCGACAACGCCCCGGCCAACTACGACCCGCTGGCGGTGGCCACCGAGTACATCACGAGCCTGCTGGAGCTGCACCGGGAGGTGCGGACCGCGAGCCTGCTCACCAATACCGCCAACTGGGCCGCCGGCAACCAGGCGACCCTCTCGGGTACCAGCCAGTGGAGCGACTTCACCAACTCGAATCCGCTGGATGCGATCCTTGCGGCGGCCGACAGCTGTCTGCTCCGCCCCAACGTGATGGTGATCGGCGCCCAGGCATTCACCAAGCTGCGCCAGCACCCGAAGATCGTGGGCGCAGTCTTCGGCAACGCAGCCACCTCTGGCGCGGTCATGGCCGACCAGCTGGCCCAGCTCCTGGGCTTTGAGGCGGTCTATGTCGGGGAGGCCTTCGTCAATACCGCCAAGAAGGGACAGACGGCGACCCTCTCCCGGGCCTGGGGGAAGGATTGCGTGCTCCTCTACCGGGACCGGGCAGCGGCCAATATCGGCACCACCGCCGGGTTTACGGCCGAATTCCTCGGCAAGCAGGCCTACCAGTGGTTCGATAATTCGGTGGGTGCCCGGGGGGCCCAGATGGTGAAGGTGGCCGATTCGGTGGCCGAGGTCATGTGCGCCAACGATCTGGGCTACCTGTTCAAAAACGCCGTGGCGTAACGACCGGGACCGGGGACCGGGGACCAGGGACCGGGATAACCCCTCACCCGGCCTTCGTCCACCCTCTCCCAGGGGGAGAGGGTAAGGGAACATGGGCATCCGGCTCCCCTCTCCCTTCCGGGAGAGGGGCCGGGGGTGAGGGGAAAGAGGAGAAGAGAGATGCCGAAATACCAGGTCAAAACACCCCTCGAACACGACCAGCGGCGCTACGAGCCCGGGGCGGAGGTGGAGCTCCCGGAAGATCAGGCCGCACCGCTTCTGGTGGTCGGTGTGGTAATTCCGGCGGCCCCGGCAGAGCCGAGGAAGAAGAAGGGGGAGTAGATGCCCTACTGCACCGTGGACGACATCGTCGGCCGGATCGGCGAGAAGACCGTGACGCTGCTGACCAACGACGGCACACCGGCCGCGGCGGTCATGGACCTGGACAACGCGGCCCGGGCCATTGCCGAGGCGGAGACGGTCATCGACGGGTATCTGTCGGGGCGCTACGCCCTGCCCCTTTCGCCGGTGCCGGCCCTGGTGCGGAAGATCGCCACGGATCTGGCGGTGTACAACCTCTATGCCCGGCGGCCGGCGGTGGATCCGCCCAAGAGCGTCCAGGCCGGCTACGACGGGGCGCTGTCGCTTCTGAAGGGGCTCCAGAAGGGGGATGTGAATCTCCCCGAGGCGCAGCTTCTCACCGCCAGCCCCGGCCCCGATGCGACCGGCGGCAGCGGCGGACGGACCAACAAGACCGCCGCCGACCGGATCTTCGGCCGGGAAACCATGGACCGGTACTAGATGGCCGACATCATCACGACCATAGAACAGGCGATCATCGACCGGCTGCGGGAGCGGATCCCGGAGATCCTGGTGGAGAGCTTCCCCGACGAGCCGGAGACCTACCAGCTCCAGCACCACCTGGGGGCGATCCTGGTCCGCTACGAGGGGTCCCGGTACGGCGACCCCATGGACAGCGGCCGGGTGGTCCAGGAGCGGACGATCCTCTTCGACGTGGACGTGGTGATGGCCAACCTCTCCTCGGCCGGTGAGGCGGGGGGGATATATCAGTATCTGGAGGCGGCCCGGCTGGCCCTCACGGGCTTCCGCCCGCCGGGGTGCACCCGGAAGCTGCGGCCGGTGTCCGACGCCTACATCAGCCGCAAAAGCCATGTGTGGCAGTACGGCATCCTGTTCGAGACCCGGGCACCGGCCATGGAGCCGGACGACGGGATGGAGGGGCCGCTGCTCAGGCGGATCACCGCCCCGGACAATCTGGGGCAGGTAACGGAGGTGCCATGATCAGGGACTACATCTACAGCGGCCCCCTCTCGGGGGTGAGCCTGAAGGACCACGGCGACGTGATGCTCCATCCCGGCTGCCGCGTATCCTTACCGGACGACCATGAGTATACGGCCCGGCTGCTCAGGAAGGGGTGGCTGGCCGAGGTGGCGGAGGCCGCCGAAGAACAAGCACCGGAGCCGCCGGAGGACGGGGCGCCGGAACCCAGGAAACGGAGGAAATAGCCCATGCCTGCCAATTTTCTTCACGGTGTCGAGACCATCGTGATCGACAAGGGGCCCCGCCCCATTACCGGCGTAAAGACCGCCGTGATCGGACTGGTGGGGACTGCCCCCCTGTTGGACGCGGCCGCCAGTGACCGCACCGTTAACACTCCGGTGGTGGTCCGCAATCCGGTGGATGCCGCCCGGTACTTCGGCCGCAACCGCACCGGGTTCACCATCCCGGCGGCCCTGGATGCCATCTTCGACCAGGGGAACGGCCCCATCTGCATCGTGGTGAACGTGCTGAACCCCGCCACCCACCTGACCACCGTGACCGACGAGGCGGTGACGGTGGGGGCCGACAACAGGGCCACCCTGGCCCATCCGCAGGTCTCCGGCGTAGTGGTGAAAAACACCAGCGGCACCACCACCTATGTGTCCGGCACCGATTATACCCTGGACGCGGCAAACGGCGTCATCACCCGGATCACCACCGGCGCCATCACCGCAGGGCAGTCGCTGAAGGTCTCCTATGACTACGCCGACCCGACCAAGGTCCTGGCCTCCCACATCATCGGGTCGGTGGACGGGGACGGCAACCGCTCGGGGCTCCAGGCCCTGGTCGGCACCTACAACCTCTTCGGCTTCGTGGCCAAGATGATCATCGCCCCCGGCTACTGCACCCAGAGTTCGGTGGCCACGGAGATGATCGCCGTGGCCGAGAGGCTGCGGGCCATGGCCCTGATCGACGCCCCCGTCGGCACCACGGTGCAGGGGGCCATCACCGGCCGGGGACCCAGCGGCACCATCAACTTCAACACCTCCAGCAAGCGGGCGATCCTCTGCTATCCCCACGTGAAGCGGTACGACACCGCCACCGACAGCGAGGTGCTGGAGCCCCTCTCCCAGCGGCTGGCCGGGGTCATCGCCGCCCGGGACGTGGAGCGGGGATACTGGTGGAGCCCCAGCAACACTGAGATCAAGGGGATCGTGGGGATGGAGCTGCCGATCACGGCCCTGATCAACGACAGCACCACCGAGGCCAACGCCCTGAACGAGGCGGGGATCGTGACGGTCTTCAACAGCTTCGGCACCGGATACCGGGCCTGGGGGAACAGGAGCGCCGCATTCCCCTCCAGCACGGCCCCCGGCAACTTCATCAGCGTCCAGCGGACGGCGGACGTGATCCACGAGTCGGTGGAGTACGCCATGCTCCAGTTCATCGACTATCCCATCAACGACGCCCTGATCGACGCCATTACCGAGAGCGTGAACGCCTTCATCCGGACCCTCATCGGCCGGGGGGCGCTGATCGACGGCCGATGCCTCTACGATCCGGCCAAGAACCCGCCGACGGAGATCGCGGCGGGGCATCTCACCTTCGACATCGAGTTCATGCCCCCCACCCCGGCGGAGCGGATCACCTTTGAATCGTACATCAACATCGACCTGCTGAAGAATCTCGGCACCGGTCAGTAACGGGAGGACCAGATGGCCAAGATTGAGATCAACCGCGTGACCAACGCCAACGTCTACATGGATGGGGCGTCGTTTCTGGGGCGCTGCGAGGAGATAACGCTCCCCCAGGTGAAGCACAAGACCGCCGACCACAAGGCCCTGGGGATGGTGGGGACCGCCGAGTTCTTTGCCGGCATCGACAAGATGGAGGCGAAGTTCAAGTGGAACAGCTTCTACGAGGATGTGTTCACCAAGGCGGCGAACCCCTTCAGGGCGGTGCGGCTCCAGGCCCGGGCGTCGCTGGAGACCCACAACGCCGAGGGGCTGGCGGCGGAGCGCCCCGTGGTGGTGCACCTGGCGGGATGGTTCAAGGAGTTTCCGCTCGGGGCCTTCAAGCAGCACGACAACGTGGAGCTGGAAACGACCATGACCGTCACCTATGTGAAGCTCGTCATCGACGGCAAGGAGAAGCTGGAGATCGACGTGATGGAGAATATCTACAAGGTGGACGGGACGGATATCCTGGCCAATTACCGGCGGAACATAGGGGCTTAAAGGCCGGGACCGGGGACCGGGAAAGACGTTAAAGACCGGAATCAGGCAATCCGTAGGGGCGCATTGCATGCGCCCTGGGCGGACACGGTCCAGGGCGGACGCAGTCCGCCCCTACAACAAACCATGGGGGATCAACTGATGAGGATAACCAAGAACGACGCGGCGGCGTTCCGGCCCAGGGAAGTGACGCTGCGGACACCGCTGGTGGAGGATATGATCGCGGCGGAGCGGATCAGCGGCAAGAACCAGGGGTTCGAGTTCCTGGCGGCGCTTCTGAGCCAGTGCGCCCTCTTCGACGGGGTGCCGGTGCCGCCGGAGGATGTGCGGAGGCTGTCGACCGCCGATTTTTTGACTATTGCCGCCGAGGTGGATATCGCGGATGCGACGGGATCGCCGACCGGGTCATCTACCTCGTCCGGGAAGGACGGTTCCGGGACTCCCGGGTAATGGCCATGACGCTGGAGGAGCTGGACTTCTGGGTCGCCAGGGTGAACGGCTACCTGGAGGAGCTGAACCGGCGGATGGAGGGGGGGTAGGGGCGGTTCACGGATTGCCCCTGCGGCCCGGATGGGTATCGAGGGACTCCCCGGTCACGAGGGTGACAAGGATGTCAAGGGCGGCCCCCAGCCCCGAGAGGATGGCGGCCAGAAGCCACAAGAGGACCAGTAGGGCCACGGCTGCCGCCAGTGCAATGAATAGAATCGCCACGATCGTTTCCATGGGGATAGCATAGCAGATGTCGAGCCTGTTGAAAATAGCGCTGGTAATGTCCCTGGTGGACCGGGTGACAGGTCCCCTCCAGAGGGTGGACGATGCCCTGCGGCGAAACGGTCAGGGGGCCCAGGGGCTGGCGGAGCGCTTCGGGGGGCTGGCCCGGCAGATGGAAGCGGTGAGCCATGCGGGGCGGGGGCTGGCGGTGGCGGGGCTTGCCGCCGGTGGGCTCCTGGGGCTCGGCTCCGTCCCGGCCGATGCTGCCCGGGCTGAGCATGCCCTGCGGGCACTGGGGAACGTAGGTCAGTTGACCAACCAGCAGCTGGCGGAGATGGGGCGGGAACTTCTGGGCACTTCCAAGGCCACCAACCAGACCCTGGCGGAGCTGATCCAGGGGACCAACACCCTGGTGGCGGCGGGGCTCGACCCCCGGATCGCCACCCGGTTCATGCCGGTCATCGGCAAGGCCGCCACGGCCACCCAGGCCACGGTGGACGATCTCTCCAGGACCCTCTTCTCGGTGTACGACAACCTGAAGGTACCGGAGTCCGCCCTGATGCAGGCCATTGATACCCTCACGGCCTCGGGGAAGGAGGGGCGGTTCGAGCTGGCCAACATGGCCCGTTACTTCCCGATGCTGACGGCCGGCGCCCAGTCGCTCCAAATGAAGGGGGTGCCGGCGGTGGCGTCGCTGGGGGCGGCGCTCCAGATCGCCATGAAGGGTGCCGGAACGCCGGAAGAGGCGGCCACCAACCTCCAGAACTTCATCCAGAAGATCACCAGTAAGGAAACGGTCAAGAACTTCGCCAAGTTCGGGGTGGACGTGGAGCGGGAGCTGAAGCGGGCCGCGGAAAAGGGGCTGGACCCCATCGAGCAGATGCTGCACGTGATCATGGGGGTGACGGGGGGGAACAAGTTCAAGCT